TTCTTGCGTGGACCTCATAGAGTTTGTAATAATTTTCATACCCTCGCTACCACTGTGCTTTTCAAATTCGCAAGAACAATAATCCGTCAGATATTTACAAGTTTTACAAATGTCCATTTGTAATTCGTTGTCTGCTAAATTTTGTTCTTCCGTTGCTGTCATGGAACGAGTCTTGGGACGTCTTTTAAATTCGCCTTTCATAAATTGCAGCAGTCCCTCGCAAGCCCTACGCTCACGTGCTGTCAACTTTGGTTTTTCAAGGTCTTCTTTTGTTTTGTTTGTTGTTTTAGTAAGTGACATAATCTACGCTTCCGGCCCACTCAAACCTAGAAGTGCATTGATATTTGTATGGTGGCTAACCAAACCCTAAATAAGGTTTATCAATACGATGCCAAAACATGTAAAGCCTATATATATATATACAATAATCATAAAATACAAATACACGGTAACCATATACATGCTCCTCTGTTCAACTATACACTGGAACCCCATCGTAGGCACGGGGCGGTCTTATTAAGGAAATTCCGAAACCTTTACTCATTTGAATAACGACTTTTCCATTCTATCACCTTTTGGTCAAAGTCGGTATCCAACTGAGTGCAGAGATGAGTGATACCCGCCCTTCGGGCTACCTCTTTCATCTCCTCTCGCCTTTTCTCATATACTTCACGCCCATGGTTAAACCATTCACGTAAAGCCGTGTCAATGTTAAGAGCACAAGCATGCTCCTCTGTGAGAGGCGAACTTTTATCTCGCAAGTAACAATGCAGCATTTTGATGCAAGACTTTTCAGCAAGAGCACCAACATGCAAACCCAATTCAGGGATGTAATTACTCTTTCTTTTAAGAAACTCAAAATCTTTCTCATCCAAGAAATCCTGTAATTCACTCTCTTTGTCAGGCATTGTGTAAGTTTGTCCATGTTCTTCGAGAAATTTTGACACATTCTTTATTGTGAAATCCCTATTGTCCCTGTGGACAGATCCAATGTTGTCATCACCATACGTGGAGAGAGCCACTTGACTGCGAAATGTCGGATACAATTCAGGATTAAAAGCTTTAACATGTCTATACATGAAGCAACGCAAATTCAAACTGCCACAAATGCTGTTCAAGATAACGGTTAAAGAATTTCCGCTGATATGTCCTCCTTCAGTCAAACCGATCAAATCACCATTGAACGCTATAACTGCAAACACTATGTCTCCAGCCATTGCTTCCATAATAGTACGATCCTCATCTGTATACGCACATTCTTTAGAACAATCAATTTTTATTCTAATGGATGCAAGCAAAATTTGAGACATCAACTTCATATCATACTCTTTGTAGTCTCCACCAAAAAGACGCTCAATTCCATACTTCAATATATATTCGTGTAACTCTTGCCATTCAGGACCATGACTGTTGACACCAACTGCACATTCAGCTACTTTTGGGTTAAATTGTAAGACACGCAAAATTGGCAAGAAGTACTTACGCACCAAAAACGTCAATGCTATAGGATTGCCATAAAATATACGACACTTCCTCTTAGACAACACTTCATCTTTCTTGCACGCCTTGGCAATAGTATAAGCTCTTTCTCCTCGACGATAGCAATTCTCACATCGCTCTATTTCCGCTCTTATTTCAGGCGTCAGTTCGCGATTATTGGGAAATTCCTCGGTAGGCTCCAAATCAACCACATGATTCCTCTTTGGTCCTTTTAAAGGATAACCAATAGACGTATTCAATGGTATAGGGTCTATGAATTTCTTACCTGAAATTCCACAGAGGTTTTCCTTGTCAGTAAGAGGACGAGTATCTCTCCACATGTCAGATTGGAAAATAGGTATAACTTCACTTTTATAGTCCTTAATGGCTGCAATCAGCACGTCTGGATCAAAAGGTTTTGCAGGTTCAGCCATGCTAGCTAAACATTTCTGCCATCCTTCCCATTGTGGATTGATCACAGGAGGACCATA